AAGTGGATCACGACTTTTCCAAGAGATAAGCAGCTCACCGACTTCTCGATCACGCGCGTCGCCGCGGCGTTCGAGGAGACGTCGCGCATGAAGGCGCTCGCCGGCGTGCCGAACCAGGTGTTCACCAAGCGCGTCGGCGACAGCTACTGGATCTTCCGGTCGGCGTGGGAGTCCAACCTCGGCGAGGGCGTCGACGCGGACGGCGTCACGCTCGACGAGAAGGACCGGATGCGCGACAAGGTCGAGTTCGCGTTCAAGGAGTCGCTGAAGTCGTCGAAGCACCAGCTGTTCCGCGAGATCTCCACGCCGACGTTGCCAGCTCGTGGCATCGACATCCCGTTCCGCGCCTCCGACCAGCAGATGTGGCAGGTGCGGTGCGAGCGCTGCAACCTGTGGCAGGAGATCGACTGGAAGGAGAACATCGTCGCGGTCAAGGACATCCCGCTTGGGTGCAAGGAGCTTCCGCCGGAGAGCTACGAGTTCCTGTGTCGCATGCAGAAGTGTCGCGGCAAGCTAGACCGGGTCTTCGGTGGTCAGTGGGTCGCGCGCTACCCGTCGCGCACGCACATCCGCGGCTACCACATCTCCCAGCTGATCGCGCCGTGGTTGTCCGCCACGCGCATCATGCAGGACAAGATCGACATGCGGTTCCTGGAGATGTGGCTCTGCTACGTCGTCGGCATCCCGGCCGGCGGCGAGTCGGAGCTGGTCACCGACGAGGCGTGCCAGGCGGCGTGCTCGAACCACAGGATGTTCCAGGCTCGCACCAAGGACTACGGGATGATCTCGGTCGGCGTCGACTGGGGCACGCTCAACTGGGTCGTGGTGATGGGTCGCAACAACATCAATGGCAAGCCCTACGTGATCTCGATCGGCATCTTCGAGGACACGTCGAAGGAGCTGGAGTCGGCCGAGATGGTGTGGAACTTCATCCGCCTGTTCGTGCCAGACATCACCATCGCGGACGCCGGCTACGGCAAGGACCGCAACTCGTACCTGCTGCGCAAGCTGTGTCCTAACGGCGACGAGGGTCGATTCTACGCGCAGTGGTACAACCCGTCGCAGAAGTCCTCTCGCACGTTCCTCGCGGAGTGGAGCGACCCTGCCCGTGCTCGCGTGCTCGTCGACCGCACGTTGCAACTCAAGAACATCTGCCACGCCGTCAAGGAACGAGAGTTCGGTCTGCCGAACCTCGACATCCCGGAGGTCGCGCTGTTGGTCCGTCACCTCAAGAGCCTCACGCCATTCCGCGAGGAGAACGAGGAGACCAAGCAGATCGAGGAGACCATCAAGTCGAGCGGCGACGACCACCTCGCGCACGCGCTCGCCTCGGCATGGCTCGGCATGGAGAAGCTGTCGAAGACCTCGAAGTTCAGCTACGACCTCGTCGGATAACCACAAGGAGCAGAAGAGATGGATGAGAAGACGACAGCAGACGGAGCCATGACCTCAAGCGACCGCGCCGAGAAGTTCGCATGGATACCAGCGCGAGACACCGAGACGTTGGAGATCGAACTACGCGATCTCGCGAACACCATCACCGTCGACGTCAACAAGCTCTCGGACAAGCAGCGCTACTTCCAGAGCGTGCGTGAGGAGCTGAAGCGTCGACGCGAGACCAACGACGAACGCTCAGCACAACCGCAACCAACACCAGTGGCGGATGCGAAGAGCATCCAGCAACTACAGCTCGAAAGTCTGGTGCAGGCCTTGACGCTCAAAATGATCGCGATGGAGGCTGAGCAGGCCAAGCTCGTGGTCGAGGTCGAGACCCACAAGTCAGCCAGGCAGGAAGCCGAAGAGCGACTCGCATTGATCGCCAAGGCCTTCAAGCAAGGCGTCGACGACAAAACCACCAAATGAAGTTCAAGTTCGACGATCCACCAGAACGCAACAAGAAGAAGAGAGAACCAATGAGTGTAAAGCAGATGACCTCGGACCAGATCCAGGACGACCTCGAACAGATCAACCGCCAGTGGGCGGGCGGCATCCCGCCTGAACAGGTCGACCGCGTCAACGCGCTCAAGAGCGAGTTGAAACGGCGAGGCGAGCAAGCTCGTGCCGTCCGCCCGCAGGCTAACGGCAACGGCGTCAACGGCAAGCAACGCAACGTCAAGTCGATGACCGACGATCAGCTCCAGAAGGAGCTGAGCGTGCTCGCCGAGACCATGGAACGCAGCGACGAGGACGCGCAGAGTCGCTTCGCCGACGTGCGGTACGAGCTTCGTCAACGCTCGGCGCGGGCGGAACCGTCGACTCCGTCCGTGTCGCCGCGCAGCATCGAGATCCCGGACGCGAGCGAGGAGGAGGTCGTCACGAAGGGTCGCGACGTCGCGTCTCCAAGCACCACGGTAGCTCGCAAGATCCCGGTCGGTGTGAAGGGATTCTCCGCGCAGGTGGGAGCCAAGGGCGTCGTCCTCCGGTACACCGCGCAGGACCAGTACGGAAACATCGCGCAGGTCGCCGGCATGCTCACGTGGGACGAGGCCGACCAGCTCGTCGCACAGATCCAGGCCGCGATCTACGAAGGCAAGAGCATGACTAAGGCGTCCTCATGACAGACAAGTGGATCAACGACCCGTTCGCTCTCCTCGACGTCGAAGGGATGGGAGCCGAGGTCACGCAGGCGACTCGTGACGCGTTCGAAGCGCAGTCAGCCGCGGCGACGACGCGCAAGGCGATCATGGACGACATCTTCCCGGCCGACGAGGAAAAGATGAGGAACACCTTGGACCTCAAGTCGCCGATGGGCGAGGTGTTGAAGGAGTTCGCATACCCGATGCACGACGAGGTCAAGAAGAATGACGACCCGCAGAAGATCGCGGACGCCGCGGTCAAGCAGATCGGCGATGACCACGTACGCAAGCTGCAGCGCACGATCACGAACATCCACGCGGTGGCGAAACACTTGTTCCACATCGACGACGCGAGCTACGACGCGGAGGAGCTGTTCGTCGGCGTGCAGCCGAGCGGCACCTACTGGCGCGTGGAGGTGACGTACGCAGGATTCACGCACACCACGAAGTCTCCGACGCTCACCGAGGCGTTGGAGATCACGTTGTCAAAGCTGATGTCCAAGGTCAGCCATCGAATCGACGAGGGCACTCGGCTCGTGGCAGCGATCACCCCGGACTCGAACAGCAGGCGCGGCACACGCGACGCGATCACGGAGGCTGTCATGAAGGTCGCCAACGTCGCAGACGCGACCTTCACGGAGAGCGTCGGCGCGATCGCGATCCACGTCACGCCGATGCGGGTCCTGTTGATAGACGAGGCGATGCAGCTCGGAGTCGACCTGCGCGCGGCCCTCGCGACGCACGTCGCCTTCCCGGTCATCATCAAGGTCACGATCGGCCCGGTGCGCTCGGCCTAGTATCTGTTGACAACGTCACCACGAACAGGGTAGCCTAGCTGTCCGATGAGTGACGAGAAGAAGCGTACCCGGTTCTCGGCCGTGTTCGAGGAATTGACCTCCTCGATCAAGCCGATGACCAAGCCGGCGCCCGGAACCGAGGCGAGGTCCTCGATCCCTCAGCTGTTCGAGGGTACGATCTCATGTCCGTTCGGTAGGCCAGCACCTTGTCCGAAGTGCAACTGCACAGCGTTCGAGCCTGTGTGGGTCAACCAAGGCACCTCTGGGCCTGTGATGTTGGCTGGTCCTGCCGTTGGCTACGAGCCTCGGCTCATCTGTCGAGCGTGCCCTCGCCCGTCGGCGGAAATCTACATGTACGACACCAGCGTCGTCCTCGTAGTTCAGGTGATGCGATGCGGAGGTTGCGGTTGCAAGTCCAGGAACACGATCACGATCGGTCAGACGAACCTCTACTGTGGCGACTGCGGGAAGCTCACGCTCCACGAGACGTTCAACTCGCGAGCAAGCATTCGAATCGAGAAGGTGAACACGCCGGGCATGCAGTCCTGGTTGGACTCGGAGAAGTGGCCACCAGACCGCACACAAGAAGCGTGCGCTCGTTGCGGTCACGGTCGCGTTCGTCACCGACCAGAGTGTCAGTGGAACTCCACGTGCGGGTGCCCGGCGTTCTGCGTCTCGATCCCAGGCGACTCGGATCTCGTCGACAGCTACACGATCGCCATGGCGAACGACAACTTGACGCGTGCGGTGCTGGCGCCGTCCGGCAGCTACACTTCACAGCTCGCGGAGTCGTTCTACGACAAGCTCGGTTGGAAGTCGTCTGATGTGTATGCGCGAGGCGTACGTGAGTTGAACAACAGCAGAGGGATGACGGGCAGAGAGATCGACCGGCGCACCGGACGCACCACGCGCGGACTGCTCTATGCGTTCGCCGAGGTGGAGGTCAGGAAGGCGGCGGTGTTGTGGCTGCGCGGCGCGACCAAGATGAGCGACGCGCTCCTCGTCGCCCAGTCAGAGAAGCTCAGACGACTACTACGACAGCCTCTCTCTGTGATCATCAAGAAGATGCCGGAGAACCTAGACCCGAAGAGGTGTTCGGCCGACGTGGTCTACATCGACCACCACTACTACGAGGTCCTCTCGTCAACCAGCGACCGCAGCGGTCGTTTTCAATTCTAACCAAGGAGGCATCAATGAAGGCTCTGCTCTTGCTGTGTCTGATCGCGTCCGCATCGTATGCGGACACCTACAAGCTCGGCACAGGTGTCGTCGGTGGAGCGCATCGCTGCGCTGTGCCTGCGGCCAAGGCTCGGCTCACAAATCTCCTCGATCCGCGCGACGAGGATAACAAACCCATCGTCGCGCTGCAGCCGAGGATCACGATCGGCCATGACCAGATGACGCTCTTCTCCGCGGAGGTCGGCAGCAAGAATAAGAACGGCAGGACCTACGGAGCCGACCGCGTCGTCGTCGGATCCAAGGGCGTCGTGCACACGGGGTTCTGGGAGGGCAGACCAGACGACAAGGGCGCGGTGACGATCGTCGAGATCGTGATCGACACCTTCGGTCACAACGTGCACGCGACCGGTGGCGAACATCAGCCAGAGGCGACGATCCGGATCGCGCTGACGTTCGAAGGCGCGACGTGCATCGAGGAGTGGCACGGCAAAGCGGACCTGGTGCGCTAGTGGGAGGCCAGCTCGCAACACCCGGCAAGGCCAACGGTCAGCAGCAAGTCGCGAACGTAGACCCTGCGCACGCGACGCAGACGGTCGGCAAGCAGACGCTCGTCGATCCGGCGTACGGCAACGCCGGCGTCGAGTCAGGCGGTCAAGGTCGATGCTCCAACGAACGCGGCGAGGGCTGCTTCCTGAACCTCGCGCAGCGCATCGAGGCCAACTCGCAGCTCCGAGGGCAGATCGGGCTCGTCGCGGGTAATCACGCGATGGGCGTCGAGCAGTGCCGCGTCGACGAGCTGATCAAGAAGATCGACGAGCTGCCGTGGTACGCGCAGCTCCTGTTCGACGAAGCCATCACGGTCATCGAGGCGGCGGTCCCGCTGACCATCGTGGCGTTCAAGACCGCGAGCAAGATCTCCACAGCGCTCGCGAAGGTCGGCGCGAAGGCCGCGCTGTCCGACGCCGAGAAGGAGTTCAAGACGCTCACGGCGGCTCAGGTGTCGGCCGCGGTCAAGACGGTCAGCGCGCTCGGCAAGACTAACGCGCTCAAGAGCTTCACGGCGGCGAGCAGCGACCAGTCGGAGCAGGCGAACGCGAAGGCGCAGGCGTTGAAGTACACCAACACGCTCAACAAGAACGCCATGATCATGTGGTCGCAGATGGAGCACGACATCGGCTCGGTGGACGACGCGACCGTGATGGCGCTCCTCAAGACGATCGACCCGAACGTCTTGACCACCTCCCTGTTCCAACAACAGAGCGCCGAGGCATTGAAGCGATACGCGGCGTCGAACGTCTCGAAGATCGGGCGCGAGTCGACGTGGGAAGGCAACAAGCACATCGAGAGAGAGACCCGCGTCGCCCGCATCATCCCCGCATGGGGGGGTCACCCGTACCTCGTGTACATGGACCGCGTGTTCGACGGTTGGTACCGAGACCTCACCAAGCGCAACGAGCAGAAGACCGAACGCTCTGGCGTCTACGACGATCCGCAGAACGCGTTCTCGCTCGACCAGGAGGCCGACTGGAAGATCGACGGTAAGCAGAAGCGTCACAAGGAGACGCCGCTGCGCGAGGACAAGATCCTCACCCACGTCGAACCGGAA